ATACAACTATTAAAGCGTTCTACACTTGCAAATCCTGCGAGTTGGATGTATAATGTATTCGGCAATCAAACAAAATCAGGTGAACACGTAAACGAAGAAAGGGCGTTAAGGCTTGCAGCCGTTGATGCTTGCGTGCGTATTATATCAACAGCTATTGCGAAGTCGCCAAAGTATCTTTATATGGAAGATGCTGAAGGTAACTTGATACATGATAAAGGCAATCCGCTATATTTTATATTAAGTGAACAGCCAACTGAATTATATAATAAATTCAATTACGATAAGTTGATGTTGACTTACAGGTTACTGTGGGGAAACGCATACGCATACATTCACCGCAACAGATATAACGAACCTGAAGGTTTAACCGTGTTATATCCTTGGGCAGTTAAGCCACGTTTTCAAAGCGGTAAATTATACTATCAAAATACAGATACACGCTATCCTGAAATACCAACAATATTGCAACCTTATGAGTTGATACACTTAAAAAACATATCAACAAATGGATATGAAGGTAAATCACCAATAGCATTACACGCTGAAACATTGGGCGTTACAATAGCGAGTGAAAGTTATGGTGCAAAGTTCTTTGGCAATAGCGGAATACCATCAGGATTCTTGCAAGTACCAGGACCGTTAAATCCACAGCAAGCGAAGTTGATGAAGGAAAACTGGGAGTCTCAAGTTAGCGGTGAGCAGTCGCAAAGTACAGCCGTATTAGGTAGCGGTGCGAAGTACGAGCGGTTAACAATACCACCTGAAGAAGCGCAGTTTTTAGACACACGCAAATACGGTGTGCGCGAAATAGCAGCCATATACGGTGTTCCTTTGCATATGTTAGGTGACTTGGAACGCGCTACATTTAGCAATATAGAACACCAATCTATACAGTTTGTAAGCGGTACACTAACTGAATACTCAACTGAAATTGAATGGGAAGAAGAGTGCAAGTTGTTAACGAAAGAGCAACGCATGAGCCATGAGATACGTTATGACTTTGCGGAATTGTTAAAGGGCGATGCACAGTCTGTAATGAATTACGCGAAGGACGGTTTACAAAACGGGATATTCAGCATTAATGAAGTACGCAAGATGTTGGGCAAAAATAATGTTGAAGGCGGTGACCAAAGATTTATAAACCTGCAAATGTTACCTATTGAACAAGTGAGTGATTTTCACATGGCGCAAAAAGGTATTGAAACAAAAGAAGAGAATAAAGAGATAATCGGATTTATACAACGTGAACTTAACAAGTATCACATAATGAATAAGGCAAATGGAAATTAAAAAAGACTACATTAAAAACATCGAGAATGCCGAGAGGCGTTTTGTTGTTTCGGAACTTGAAAGCAAACATGAAGTACGTTCTATTGATAATGAAGAAGAGGACGAATATATTATAACTGGCTACGCTGCAAAATATAACAGCGAAACAGACTTGGGTTACATACGTGAAGTTATAATGCCAAACGCATTTGATGAAGTATTACAGGACGATGTACGCGCGTTGTTAAACCATGATGAAAGTTCGATATTAGGCCGTACAAAATCAGGCACACTACGCATATGGGCAGACGGTATAGGTTTAGGTTATGAGGTGAAACTTGATAAAAGAAACACCGACCACATGAATACTTACTACTCGATACAACGCGGTGATATATCACAAAGTTCTTTTGCATTTATAGTAAAAGAGCAATCATGGGAAAAAGGTGAACAGACCAACCTACGTAAAATTATGAAAGTAGAAAGGTTGTTTGATGTAAGTCCAGTTACATACCCTGCATATAATGATACATCGGTTGCAAGTCGCTCAATGGCAGAATCTATTAAAGATGAAATGCCACAGGAAGACTGGGAGTTTGAAAGCCGTAAAATGAAATTGCAAATCTTAAAAATTAAATAACAATAAAATGAGTACACAAAACCACAAAGACCTACTTGACAAAAGAGGTCAGGCACTGAAAGAGTTGGATATTCTTTCAGAAACAATCGCAAACGAAAAGCGCGCGATGAACAGCGAAGAGCAATCGAAGTTCGACAAGCTATACGCTGAAGTTGACGGCATCAACAAAACTGTTGAATCTTTGAAACGTAAAGCTGAATTGGATGCAAAAGAAATCGGCAAAAACGAAGAGCGCAGTTTATCACAGGAGCAAGTTGACAAAAAAGAAGAGCGCAAAGCAGTATTCCGTAAGTACATGGCAGAAGGCGAAAAATCATTAAACGGAAAAGAGCTTACTGCATTGAACGAATTACGTGCGCAATCAACAAGTACAACCGCAGGTGGATTTTTGATACCTGAAGGTTTTAGCTATGAAGTTGACATGGCTATGAAAGCATGGGGCGGTGTAATGAATGTTGCTCGCGTAATACCTACCACAACAGGTAACGACCTGCCTTGGCCTCGCGTTAACGATACAGCTAACTCGGCTTCAATACTTTCAGAAAACACTGAAGCCACAGACCTTGACATGGTATTCGCTTCAACTACTTTGAAATCATTTAACTACACAACAGGTGTAATTCGTGTATCAAAGCAGTTGTTCACAGATAGCGGTATTCCTGTTGAAGGGCTGATTGCTGAAGCTTACGCTGACCGTATGGGTCGCGGAACCAACGCACACTTCACAACAGGTAACGGTACTACTCAACCGCAGGGTGTAGTAACTGCTGCTGATGGAACAGGCGTAACCAATGCTGCACAAACTGCAATTTCATTTGATGACCTTATCAACTTGAAGTATGCACTTGACCCAGCTTACCGCGCAAATGGTACATTCATGTTGAACGACCAAACATTGAAAGCTATCGTACAACTTTCAATAGGTACTAACTATGACCAACCATTATGGCAAGCATCTTACAGAGAAGGACAGCCCGACACTATACTAGGACACCGCTACATTGTTAACCAAGATATGGCTAACATCGGTTCAGCTAACGTATCAGTGTTGTTTGGTGACTTTTCTAAATACATTATCCGCGACATCGGTTCGGCTGAATTAACTCGTTTGGATGAGCGTTACGCACAATTCTACCAAGTAGGATTCGTAATGTTCAAACGCTATGACGGACGTTACATCGGTTCAACTGGCGCACAAGCTGCGATTAAAAAGCTTACCCACGCGACCTAATCAGGTGTGTTTGTTTTCATATCATTCGGGGGCGGGTTCGCCCGTCCCCGTTTGTTTTAACAAGTAACAAATGAAAGTAGAAATATTAAAAAACATGGCTTCGAGTGAAGCTAAATATAAGAAAGGTCATGTATATGATTTTTCAGAAAGCACGGCACTATCATTAATCGGTAGCGGTCATGCAAAGGCAGTTGAAGAGATTGAAACAAAAGTAGAAACACAACACATCGAAGTAGAAAAAGCGGTAGTAAAAAGAGGGCGTAAAAAGAATGTTTGATATAGTTGACTTTACATTAGTAGCAGGAAGCGCACAGCAAGTAGTTAGCTTGGATGATGCTAAACTACACCTGCGTGTTGACGGCAACGTTGAAGACGATTACATTGAAGCGTTGGTAGGTTCGTGTGTAGACTATGCACAAAAATACACTGGACTTGAATTGTTACAGAGTACATGGACTTGCAATGCGCGCGAGTGGAATACATTTAGAATGTTTAAAACACCCGTGCAAAGCGTTCAATCTATTAAGTACTTTGATAAAGATAACAACGAACAAACACTTGCATCAACTGAATACTACGTAACCATTGAAAACGGATGCACTAAAATAGAGTTCAAAGAAAGCGTGTACGGAATTGAACTATACGAAAAACCAAACGCAATAGTAATATCATTGACGGCAGGTTTTTCGGGTGTAGGTTTAATACCAAAATCAATTATCGCAGGTATAAAACTTATGCTCGGTCACTTATATGAAAACAGACAAGCAGTTGTAACAGGAACAATAGCAACCGAACTACCATTAGGAGTAAAAAACTTATTCGACATTAACTCAATAAAACCAGTATTATGATAAAAGGATTAAACGTACAAACAATCACACCCAGCAACACGGCTTACTTAAGCAAGTATGGGTATGTATATAACAACACTTCAACAAGTGGCACGATAAACATTTTACCAATGGAGCGTGCAAACAGCGATACAAGTACAGACGGCACAAGTGTAGTAATACCTGCAGGCGGTATATTCCCAGTGTTGGTTAAAAAGGTATTTAGCACAGGTACAACAGGTACATTCTTATTAATAACAGAACTGTGAAAATAGGTGAATTAAGTCATAGAGTAACGGTGCAAGCACCTGAATATACAAGGTCAACAGATGGCAGTACAACTATAACTTATGTTGGCAGCACTACTATTTGGGCGCGTGTTAATATGCTTAATTCAAATGAGAATGTACAGGCCGAAAAGCAAACAGTAACCAATAACATCGAAGTACTTGTAAGATACAATGTAATTACAGAAGCGATTACAGAAAAGTATCAGTTAGTATGGGATGGTAAAAGTTACGGTATAACAGGAATAATTGACGACAGAAGTAAAGAGAGTAGAACAATAAACGCGACATTGATATTATGATACAGAATGGAAATTTAATAAGGCTATTACTTGACGGTAAGATTATAAGCAAGCTGACAACATTAGATGTAAGCTATGAGCGCGAAATGCTTGACAGCACGGATAAATACTCAAATGAGTTTAAGACTGTACAGCCTGCGAATAAATCTTTTTCAATTAGTGCTGAAGGGTTTTATGTGAACCCGAGCGATAAAAACTTTATATCATTTTCGGAGTATTACAATGACGCTACTTATTGGACTTTAAGCGGTGTTACATTTCAAACAGCAAGTGTTGCTGACCCTTTTAGTTTTATTCGCGCACAGCGCACATCTAGTTTAGCATCGGGCGATTACATACAAAGCGTATTAATACCTGCGGTTAATTTTGATAATACAGAAAAAACATCACTCGAAGCGAATGGATGTACATTCAGTGTTTGGCTACGTTCACCTGTGAATACCAATATCACATTAAGCATTACAGATGCAGCCACAAACACCGCTACAAATGCAATAGTTGTTAATAGTACATGGACTCGATACAGCGTAAGCATGACAGGCGCAACGCTTACAAATGCAACCGTACTTACTTGCAAAATAGAATGTACAACAACGGGCGGTGAAATTGATGTATTCGGAACGCAACTTGAAATAGGACAAACAGCAACTACATACGAACCTACGGGTATTCGTTTTATGAATTTGTTTAACGCAGTAGATAACGGTACAAAATACAACGCAATAATAACAGATGAAACAACAGGTCATGTTGAATACGCGGGAGATGTGTATGTAAGCAACCTATCATTGACAGCACCTCAAGGTCAGTTAGCTACATTTAGTTGTGAGTTAACAGGTACAGGCAGCGTAACACCAACAACAATATAAAGAATTAATACTTAAAACAATGGCAATACAAAACGGAACACTAATCAAGCTATACGATGGAACAACTCCGATAGCTTTACTTACATCAACAGACATGAGCCTTGAGCGCGAAATGTTGGATGCAACTAGCAAAGATTCAAACAACTGGAAAGAGGTACAGCCTGGCTTAAAGTCATGGTCATTTAGTGCTGAATTATTCCATGACGAATCATTAGCTTACAACCTTGCCGACCTGTTTTCAAAATGGGATGCAGGCACAGCTATTACAATGAAATGTTCAAGCGAAGTAGGCGGTCAGAAAAAATATACTGGCACAGTTTACATAGCTAATATTTCACAAAGTTCACCTGCTAATCAGTTAACGACAGTATCTGTTGAGTTCACTGGTAGCGGTGCATTAGTAGAAGCAACAATTTAACAAACAAATATGAATATCAAAGTAAACACAAAAGCTGTATTATCAGTAGAAACCGAATTAGGCAAACCAATACTTGAAGTATTGAAACCTGCAACTGAAGGACTTGGGCTACCTATCAACACGGTAGTATGTTTAATCACACATTCCACAGGCAAAAGTATCGAGGAAGTTTACTCTATACTTGACAGCGAAAATGGAGTGATAGTAAAAGTGATTGAAGCGTACAGCGAGTGGATAGGCAAGGCGTTTAGCGTGGCAGAACAGGGAAACTAATAAACGCCCCGCATCCCCGAACAGTCAGTAGTTTTCTTACTGTGTGCGGGATGCTGGGGCTTACCTTTGATGAAATGATGCAGGGTGATATTGATTACATCTTGCACCGTTTCAACGGGTGGGCGATGCTTAACAAGTATCGAGAACAAGAAGAGTGGAAGCGTGCAAGGTTAGTTGGCTGGATAGTTGCGAAGAGTGCGGGAGCTACAAAGGCAAAAGACCCTGAAAAGTTTATGCCATTAGAAAAGAAACAAAGCAGGTTAAGTGAAGCAGATATTGAACGGTTAAAAAATGGATTTGATAAATTATGACAAAGGCTGCAATAAAATCAAAGATAGATGCGAGTGTAAAAAAAACGCTTGCACCATTAATGCAGCCTGTTGATAAACTTGCACCTGTTGATGTTGTAGAAAACATTTTATACGGTCATTCACAAATCATGTTAAGCAAGGCAAAAGCCAACCTTTCAAGTGTAGTAAATTCTGCTGAAATGGTAAATAGCCTAAATGTATTTAAGGGTAAAGCCAATTATTCAGTAACCATAGGAAGTGACTTTGATTATTACAAAGCTTATATGTTAAAGTGGTTTGAATATGGGACTAAAGACAGGTATAGAAGAGCGACAAAGAAAGGCGGTGGAAGTCGCAAAGGTGGTAACGTATATACAGGTAAAATAGTTTCAAGACCATTTATGCGCCCTGCATTTGAGCAAACGAAAGCACAGGTTTTTGAAAAAATACAAAAGTCAATAATTAATCTAATTGAAGTTAACATTAAAAAGCAAATGAAATGAGCGCAGGCGTATTGATATATCAGATATTAAGTACAAACACCGATGTAACTAATATAGTGGGCACTGGAAGTAATTGCCGTATAACACCGTTGGCTCAATATCAATCATACCAAACACCATTCATAACGTATCGAGAAATAAGCACAACACCAAACGCAACTAAAAGCGGTGTGAGTACAATGGATGAAAGTTTAATGCAGTTAGATATAGTTGCAGATACACCAACACAAGCGCAAAATTTAGCTAATAAAGTAAGGGCAGCACTTGACTATGCAAGTGGCACATATAGCGGGGTTGTATTAAGTCACTGTGTATTTTCGCAACAGCGTACAGTATTTGATGAGTTCGCTAAAAATGAAGGTGTTGCTATTGTTGAACAAGATTATAATTTATACGTAGCGCGATGAGTTTAGAAATACCTATCAGGGCGGAGTTAAACGGTTTACAAGGTGATTTAAGTAAAGCCGTATCAGTAGTTAGCGATGCAAGCGAGAAGTTTGCGCAGGCAGCTGATAAAGCAAGTAAACGCGCAGCTGGTGGAGTTGATGCAATACTTGCAAGTGGCAATTCATTAAAACAACAGTACAGGGCTTTATCGAGAGAGGCAGTAGATTTAGCAGATAAATATGGGGCAATGGATGCCCGCGCAATAAAAGCAGCACAGGCAGCGGGTGAGATAAAAGATAAAATCGAAGACACGAATGTAGTTATTAACGCATTCAAAGCGGATAGTAAATTTACCGTAGTTGCAGGGGCTTTACAACAAGCAGCGGGTGCAGCTTCAATAGTAACTGGCGCGATGGGTTTGTTGGGAACACAAAGCGAAAAAACGCAGCAAGTAATGTTGAAAGTGCAATCAGCATTGGCACTTACACAAGGTTTAGCTTCAATTAAAGAAATGGGCGCAAGCTTTACAGCATTAAGCGCGGTGATACAGACAAGTGTTATACCTTCATTATTAACAATGAAGGGTTTGTTAATTACAACTGGCATAGGTGCATTGGTTGCAGTAGTTGCAACACTTGCATATAATTGGTACGAAACATCCAAAGCACAGGATGAAGCGAAAAAATCACTTGAAGATTATAGCAAGGCACTAAAAGATATGGCGCGCGAAAATCAAGATATAGGCGTGCGCATGATGACTGGCAGGGCAAAACAAGAAGCGGAGTTATCTAATAAGATAACAAACGAAATACTTGACAGGCAAGACAGGATAAAAGAAATACAAGATAAAGCCAAAAGCGAAGAGCGTGAATTAACACGCGCTGAACTTTATCAAGTACAGCAACTTAAAGAACAGCAAGTAAGAATTAATGAAGCTGGTCAAATTGAAATGCA